AGTTGAGTCATTGGTAACTCATAAGCCAGACAATGATAAACCTCGTAATAGTTATTTATCATTGCTAGAACTAGGTCATGCTGAAGATCCAACTAATCATAGAATGATTGTTTATTTAGCACGTGAATATTACTTTAAGAGTATGTGGCAAGAACTTATTAATGTTGGTAAAAAGCTAGAAAATATTCCAGGATGGAATGTTGAACGTGCTCAGACTTGGCGTGGTATGGGTGAAGCCTACTGCAAGTTAGGTAATGAACGTGAAGGTCTTTATTGGTATCAACGTAATGTTGAAGAAGCACCACTAGATTTAGAAGCTTGGATGCCTTTAGCATTTTATTATTATGAACGTAAAATGTGGAATCATTGCTATCAAGCAGCTATACAAGTAACTAAAATTTCTAATGAATCTTATAATCATTATGTTGCTGATCAATCAATGCCTTGGAGAATGTACGATTTGCTAACTATTGCATGTTGGAACTTAGGTAAAAAAGGTTCTGCCAAAAAGTATGCACGTAAAGCGGTTGAACTTAATCCAGAAGACGAACGTTTAGTTAATAACTATGAGTTTGTTATGACTCAAACTGTAAAGGATTATAAGAATGGCTTGTAGAACTGGCTGTCCTACTCAAGATCACGAGTCTTGGGGTGATTGCTTGCGAGCATCAAACATACAGATGTCAACTGGTGACGCTAATGGCGAGCTAGTTAACAATGGTTGGACTAATAAAAAATGGGACAACGAACTTAAGTTATACCGCGAAGCTCGTGCTCAAGGTATACAACCAGAAGGAACATCCACAGATAAAATCCGTAAAGCTATGGATGTAAGCGACAAAACAGGACACGCATTCGGTTCTGCTTTATAAAGGAGATAACCATGTGTGCTTCATGTGGATGTAATCACGTTAACTATAATCACGAAATGCCTACAATGCCAGGTTCTTACAAAGGTATTGACAAAGTAAATTATAACATGCCAAAGGTACCAGCGGTTCCTGCTATACCTAAGTCAACCAAGAAGGGTAAGTAACATGGCAATGAAGCCAACGGATAAAATGTATCGTCCAGCTATTAATGGAATAAAGAATCAAATTAAACCAGTAAAGCCAGGTACAAAGCCTAAACCACCACAGGGAACTAAGCCTATTAAGACTAATAAGCCAATGCCTGTTAAGCGACCAACAACTAAACCAGCGTACAACAAGAAAGGTATGTAATATGGCTAAAATGACAAAGGCTGAAATGGATGCCTTCAAGAAAAAGAATTTTGACTTAAGTAAAAAAGTAACTAAAAGTCAATTAGATAAGTTACGTGCAGAAGGAACTCCAGCAAAAGCAATTGCTAAATATAAAAATGATCCATCAATGCGCGAAGCACTTAATCGTTTTTATGGTAAGGCTCGTGTAGGTCAGGTACCTGCATCTGGCTCTTCATCTACAACTAAGCCAGGTGGACCTGGTGCTAAGATGCCTAAGCGTCCAGCTGGTGGTCCAGGTTCTAAAACTGGTAGAGATGGAAGAGTAATTGCAAAGACACCATCAGCAAAACCAAGTCCAACACCATCAGCAGCTAACCGTCCAGGTCCTAGTGCAACTAATAGACCAGGACCTAGTGCTACAAACCGTCCAGGTCCAAAACCTGGTAACCGTCCAGGTCCTTCAGCGTCTAACCGACCTGGACCTTCAGCAAGCAATCGTCCTGGACCTAAACCATCTAACCGACCTGGTCCAAAACCTAGTGATCGACCAGGTCCTAAAAGAGGTAGTCAGTAATTATGGTAGCCAAGAAAGATCCACGATTAACACGTGCTGGTGTTTCTGGCTATAACAAACCAAAGCGCACACCTAGCCATCCAACAAAATCACACGTAGTTGTAGCTAAAGAAGGATCACAGGTTAAATTAATTCGTTTTGGTCAACAAGGTGTGACGGGTGATAGACAACCAAGTAAGCGACAAGCTTCGTTTAAAGCCCGTCACGCTAAGAATATAGCCAAAGGCAAAATGTCAGCAGCATACTGGGCGGACAAAGTTAAATGGTAAAGAAAAAAGTTTGGGATACACCAAACCCTAAAAAGAAATCTAAAGCATTAACACCAGCTCAAAAGGCTGCAGCTAAAGCTCGTGCTAAAAAAGCTGGAAGACCTTATCCAAATCTAATTGACAATATGGCAGTTACTCGAAAGAAAAAATAAATGGCTACTGATACAATGGCAGCAAGACCTCAAGATAGGAGTTACTTAGCTGAAATTGGCGAATTTCTTTTTGCAACGGATACTATTGCAAAGATTGCTAAAGGTGAAGGAACTTGGGGAGATGCTGCACTTGTAGGTGTAACTGCTGCTTCTTTCTTTATTCCTCCAGCTAAGATTGCTATGTTAAGTAGCAAGGCTTTAACTGCTGTTATTAAAGCATCAGGTAAAGTTGCTGCTAGTGAAACTGCTTCTGCTGCAGCTAAACGAGCAGCAGCTAAAACATTAGATGATGCTCTTACCATGAAGCGTCAAGGTTACATTCCTGAAAAGCCAAAGCAAAGTTTTGGTGGAGAGTTTGATCAGCCAGTTGAACGTGTAGGTCGTGCTGGTATGGGAGAACCTACTCCTGCTTATGAAGTGGGTCAAACTATACTTAAGCGTGGAGCAAAAGAATCAGATGCTGCTTATGCTAAAAGAGTTCAAGATTATGAAAGTGGTATTCCTACTGAAGCAGCTATTGCTGAAAGAGGACAGGTTGCTAAAAAGTATACTCGTACACCAGATGAAGAGTATGACGTATTTAAGCGTGACTTAACTCCTGAACAAGAAGCTGAAGATATTATTGCTTCTAGTCGTACTGCTTATCGAGAAAGAGGTACGGAAAAATATGTTTCTAATCCAAAGAAAACATTTGAACAAAGATCAAGAGCTGATTTAGAAGAAGCTGCTAAGTCAGAAAAATACGATAAAGTTAAATTTACTCAAGATGAAATTGATGATCGTATTGCAGGATTAAGTAAAAAAGAATTAAACTCACCTGGACTTAAACGTCAAGAGGGTGAATCAGTTGCAGCTCATAGGCAAAGACTAGAAGAATATGTACGTGGTGGAGATATTGAAGATTTAACTCCAGTTCCTTACGCTACAGTAGCCATGAGAAAAACTGGTGAATATACTCAAGATGAAATTGACAGAGCTGTTGAAACTTTTCGCAGATATGTTAGAGAGCCAGATATTGAAAGAGATATTAAAGAAGTAACTAGTCTTTATGCTGCAGCTAGAAGAATGGTAAAAACTGTAAAAGTAAATAGTCAACGTGTACCTGAAGATAGAAGAATTTCTCGTCAAGATCTAAAAGTTATTAAAGAAAGTTTTATAAAACTTAAAAAAGAATTTAAAGAAAAAGTTCTTGAAACAGAAGATGGCAAAGCATTACTTAGAGAGATTGAAAAAGAAACGCCTTTAAATCCTAAATCTAGAGATGTCTTACTTAGGTTTGAAGAAAACATTGCAGATAATGCTAAACCTGGTGAACTAAAAGCTATTATAAGTGAAGCGATAGATGATACACCTATTACACCTACAATTAAAGGACCTACTCGTACTGGACGTGCACCAGTAAGAGTAAAAGAAACTGTACCTGATGATCTTAAAGTTGGCATTAGTCCAGACGTTGAAAGAGCTGCAAGTCTTTTAGCAGAAAAATCAAAGCTAGATGCATTTAATGCAACAAATACTAATAAGTTAAAGACGGCAAGCCCACAAGAAATTTCAAAAATTAAACAATCAAGTGCAAGAAATAACAAAATTATACAAAGAATTAATGATGAACTTAGAGAGATAAGATCAAACATTTCTTCTGATGATAAAAGAAAAGCACAAGAAATTGCTGACGAAATTACAAAACGTAATCTTGCAAAGCGAAAAGAAAAGTATGGTCCATTTGAAGGTCCAATAAAATTAAAACCAGCTCAACCTGGCAAGGGTGGAGAAACTGCAAAGCTTACAAGGCAAGGAAGAATAGCTAAAGCTAGAGCTGAAGTAGAAAGACTTAGAGAAGAATGGAGAAATACTCCAGCTTCAGATACGGAAGCAAGAAGCAGATTAGCTAGGGAAGCTAAAAAGTTTGCAGACTATATTGAAAAAATGGAAGGTAAGTAATGACTACGTTTGGTCAAATGACTGATGAAGTATCACGCAAGTTGGCGGGTTTTACTTTACGTCAAGATCGTCAGACACATATTGTTTCTGCCGTTAGTGCAACTGCAACTAGTATTACTGTAGCTTCTGCACAAAACATTTCAACTGGAATTATCCAGATTGATGATGAATTAATTTACATAGATTCATATGACCGAAACTCTGGTGTTTTAAGTGTTCCGCCATATGGTCGTGGATATAATGGAACCCAACCAGCATCACATGCAGTTGGTTCACGTGTAATTATTTCTCCAACATTCCCATCTGTAGATATTAAGGGTGCAATTAATGAAACTATCCAAGCGGTATATCCAGATCTTTATACTACTGCGTCACACACGTTCTCTTATTCACCAGCAAAAACTACTTATCCTCTCCCAGATGAAGTAGAAACTGTATTAGGAGTAGCTTATGAAACTACTGGTCCATCTAAAGAATGGATGCCTATTCGTAGTTGGCGTGTTGATCCTATGGCTAACACTAATGCTTTTAATTCTAGGAATTCCATTAGTCTCTATTCTGGTGTTGAGCCTGGAAGAACCGTACAAATATCTTACACTGCTGCTCCAGCGGTAATGGATAGCAATGATGATGATTTTGAAATTGTTACTGGTCTACCATCATCTTGTAGAGATGTAATTATTCTTGGTGCCTCTGCACGTTTGTCAGCTTTTGTTGATCCAGGTCGACTAACATTTGGTTCTGCAGAATCTGATCAGCAGTCACAAGTTGCTGGTCGTGCTTATGGTGCTGGTACTAATGCTTCTAAGTATTTACTTGCACTATATGACAAGCGACTTGCTGAAGAAAGTCGTAAGTTAACAGACCGCAATCCAACTAGAATCCACTTCACTAGATAAGGTAAACAATGGCAGCTCGTCAATATCGTTCAACCGTTCAAGGTAAAACGCTTCAATCAGCAATTAATAATAGCGTTGGTAGTATGACACTTAATAGTATTACTTCACTACCAACAACGTATCCATACACTCTTGTCATTGATGTTGATTTAGCAACTGAAGAAATTGTAACTGTTACTGCTGCTGGTGGTGGTAACTCACTTACAATTACACGTGGACAAGATGGTACGTCAGCACAAGCACATGATGCTGGTGCAGTAGTTAAGCATATGATTACTGCTCGTGATCTACAAGAACCACAAGATCATATTGCAGCTACAACTGGTGTACATGGTGTAACTGGATCAATTGCTCCACTAGCAAGTCCAACGTTTACAGGTACAGTTGTTCTTCCATCTACAACTTCAATAGGTAACGTAACTTCTACTGAACTTAGTTATGTAGATGGAGTTACTTCTGCTATTCAAACTCAGTTTACAAACATGCAGTCAGCAGTAGATCTTAAAGCTCCACATGCTAATCCAACGTTTACTGGAACTGTAGTATTACCATCTACAACATCCATTGGCACAGTAAGTGCTACTGAAATTGGATATCTTGATGGTGTAACTTCTGCAATTCAAACACAACTAGGTGCACAAACTACAGCTCTTTCAAACCACGAAGCAGACACAACTAGCATCCATGGAATTACTGATACCTCTAAACTTGCCACAATTGTTAGTTCAAGTGTTGGTAGAAAAATCTCAGTTCAGGCTACTGCTCCTAGTTCACCTGCAGTTGGAGATATCTGGTTCCAAGTAACAGGACTATAATATGGTTTACTACGAGGGTGCGTGGGAGTACGCTGGTGGCAACGGTATGCAAGTTGCCATGGATGTTACATGGTCTGCTGTTAATAGTGGCTCAAGTTCAGTAACTGCAACTGTAAAATTTTACACAGATAATCAATATACTTATTCTGATGCTCAAGTACTTAACATTAGTAATAATTTAGGTTCTAATTATTCTTTTACTAATAATAGTGGTAGTAGTGAAGTATATCGTACAGAAAGAACTTATACATATACTTACAGCACTTGGGGTTCAAGTCCAGGTAGCGTAACATTTAGTGCAACTATTGAAGGTGCTTACAACGGTGTAACTCCAACTGTTAGTGCTGCGGTTGCTATTCCTGCACGACCAGGTGGTCCACCTACTGTTTCTACTGCTACTGCTACTGCAGGTATTAGACAGGCTACTGTATCTTGGTCCGCTAGTGGCGATCCTGGAATTACTTCATACAGTGTTTACCGCAACAATGATGCAAATCAACTTGTATACAACAGTACTGGAACTTCTTTTACTGATACTGGTCGTGGCAACGGTGAATCAATATACTACATTGTATACGCCAATAGCCCTGCAGGTAGTGGATATAAACTTACTAGTACTGTAACTACACCTAGTCTTCCAACTACTCCAAGTTCTCTAGCAGCCAATGCTGCTACATTTGGACAAATAGGATTATCATGGGGTGCATCTGCAGGTAGTGGATATACGGTTACATACACAATTTCACGTAATGGTACAACATTGGGTACTACTACTAGTACTTCATATACAGATACTACGGTTGCTCCTTCTACGGCTTACACATATACAGTTACTCCAAGCACTAGTGTTGGTGGTGGTACTGGAACCTCAGTATCAACTACAAGTCTTGGTGGAATTGCTCGTATCTACAATGGTACTACAAATGTAACCGCTCTTCCTAAAATCTGGAATGGTACTACTTGGGTAGATGGTCAGGCTCGTGTTTGGAATGGCACAGAATGGAAGTATGGAAGTTAAATGACAGTACCGCATGATATTACCGAAGAATTTCAATATGACATTTCTTATCAAGCTGGAGCTTCAAGCTTTGATCTAACTGATGTTGCTTATGATGTTGCATTTAATGATGTTCCATTTATCTTAAAAGCTGATAATCAAAATCCTTACCGTCGTGAAACTGCACAATACAAGAAAGATCAATTTGATAATAGCCAAGAACCAGGTGAACAGTCACTTACTGGTTGGTGGGTACGCTCACAAACATCTTGGCACAATGGTGCTGGCATTGAGTTCTATGAACCAGGAACAGACTATCAGCATGTAAGCCATAGGTTTAGAGATTCTCGTGGCATAGATGTTTGGAATGTAGGTGAAATACGTTTACATAAAGACGTATTTCATGGTTATACTGGTGCTCAAGGAATTAATGCTACAGCAGGCAATGATGGCACAAGTGATGTTCTTGTATCTGGTGATGCCAATGGTATTCTAAAAAAAATTAGCCTTGGTATTACTGGACCAAATGGTCCAATGGATACTGCAAACTATACTGCTGGTGCTACTTATCCTGATGGTCATGGTGGATCTGACTATCCATTTTATTCAGTAACTACTGATGGCAATACTTATTACGCTGCATGTTCACGTTGTATTCATAAAGGTAGTATTGAAAGTCTAACTTCAGATGATATTTTCTTTAAGCATAGCAGTACAGATACAGCTAATGTATTAGTTAAATATGCAAAAGGAAATATTTTTGTTGGTATGGGCAGAATGTTTGGTCTACTAAATACTGGTGCCTCTGCTACATCTGCAACTCATACCACTGGTGCAGTAGATACATTTACATATTACATGACACATGTTAATGCAAACTGGAACTGGGTGGATGCAACTGGTTCTCCTGGTCCATTGTTTTTTGCTGGCAACGGTGGAAATAATGGTGAAGTTTGGTCTGCAACTATTGATAATAGTGATACAACACCATCTAATACAATTAATTTAGCTGCTGCAACAATGGTTTTATCTATGCCAGATGGCGAAAAGGTTAATGCAATACATTACTATCTTGGATTCCTTGCAGTTGGTACTACTAAGGGTGTACGTATTTGTCCAATAGACGGCAACGGTAATCCAGTACTTGGACCATTACTTGTTGAAACTCAATATCAAGTTAATGCTTTTACGGAACGTGGCACTTATTTATATGCTGCAACTAAAGCTGATACTAATGGTATTGCTCATGGAATTCTTATTCGCATTGATTTATCGCAGCAATTTGATGATGGAACATTTGCATATGCTTATGATTTAGAGTATCAATCTACTCCAGATGCTTCTGATTGTACTGAAGTTTATGTTCTTGATGATCGAATTGTTATGGTCATTCAAGAAAATGGCAATGCTGGCGAACTGCAAGTAGAACATACAACTAATTATCGTACAACTGGCTGGCTAGAAACTGGCAAGATTCGTTATGGCACAGTAGAACCTAAGTTCTTTAAGTATCTACAAAGTCGTGGATTAGCTGGTGAAGGAGACAGTATTGGTGTTGAAACAATTGATTACGCTGGCAATGACTACGATATTATTACATTAGATAACGTATCTCTTGGACAGAATGTTGGTCTTGCTCAGCCAGTTGGTGGTCAAGAATTTATATCACTTAGATTTACACTTAATAATGGATCTCCACTTACTAGTTATCCAGTACTACAGTCCTATCAATTAAAGGCTATCCCTGGTGTGCCACGTCAGAGGCTTTATCAATATCCTTTGTCTTGCTTTGATAGCGAAATGGATAAGTACAACGTACAGTTTGGTTATTCAGGTAGAGCTTGGGACGTTATACAAACTCTAGAAGAACTTGAAACTAGCGGTGACTTTGTTACTGTGCATGATTACAGAACCGATGAATCATATCAGGGTGTAATTGAAGAAGTTAGATTTACTAGTGAATCTTCTCCAGATAAAGATAGCAATGGCTTTGGCGGTCTATTGTTAGTAACAGTTAGGAAACTATAATGAATAAGTTTGGCGTATGGTTAGCCAATAGCCCTATTGCATCTGCACTAAAGGTTGGTTTAAGTGCAAGTCTTGGTTGGTTTGTAGCTAATCCTGACGTACTTAACGTGCATCCTGCACTTGCAATTGCTATCACTGCTGCACTTCCTGTTATAATCAATTGGTTAAACCCAGATGATTTACGTTATGGGAACTTAGGAGAGATAGATTAATGTATCCAGTAAAGAATGTAATTATTTCACAAAAGTATGGTGTCAAGTCAAGGCGATATAAAATTGGATATCACGATGGCGTTGACTTTGCTTGCAAGACTGGTACTCCAGTATACGCAGCACGTCGTGGTGTAATTGCTTCAGCTAACTGGGGTGCTGACTATGGTAAGCACATTGTACAGCGCAGAACATTTCCAGTTGGTACAAAGAATCATCTTATCTATGCACACCTATCTAAAGTATTTGTACAACCTGGTGATAAAATTACTAAGGGACAATTAATTGGATTGTCTGGTAGTACAGGTAATAGCACTGCTCCTCATCTTCACTTCGGTGAAAGAGATGGTGCTCGTTGGAGCACAAGCAAGCCAGTAGATCCACAGAAAACATTGGATGCATAATGATTGCTAAAGTAGAATCAAATAAAGATAAGCAATCTGTTATATCAGGTAAAGCTGTTGCTGTTCGTATTAATGGCAAGACATCTTGGAAGGGTTCAGCTCGTCAAAAGCGTTTGATGTGGGAGACTACTGTACAAGTAGAACTAGCTGGTGGTGGACTACCAAGTGTTATTCGTTTTCGTTTCTGTCGTTATCCAGGAACTGATAAGGCTGATTACACTGGTCACTTCTCTTACCCTGTCCATCCAGGAATGGCAGGCAAGACTATCTGGGTAACTTTAGCTCATGGGTTTATCTCAGGTGGTTCTATGCCAGTAGGTTTGTTTATAGATCACGATGGATCTGCTCCAATTACACTGGATGGTCGCCAGATCAAGGCTAATTAAACGCTCTCACAGCCACGTAGAGCGACGTAACCCCCTCTAGGGTAGGTAAACTACAACTTAGTAGCTACCACTCTAGAAGGGGTTATTTTTTTATGTATTACTGTGGTAATCTTCGTCTCTTATTGGTGGGTTACCACCTAATATTTTAACCATTTTGTTGACTGCTCTGTTAGCTTCCATCATTACTGCTTTTTGTGACTTGTCAGCATCCATACGATCTCTTAACTCTGCTCCATCTATCTGCTCTCCATAAAATAAATGAACTAATGATTTCTCTCTATCATTTAATTTATCGAAAGCAACCTTGACATCAGAACTAAATGCCATAAAGTCACCTGACTCTGCTAGTGCTTTACTAGTACGACCCATGTTACTTAGTGTGTTATTAAACTTAGTCCAGTCGTCACTAAGCACAGCAGGAATCATAAGCTTAATGAACTGCTTGTTGTACCAGAAGTTATCTTCAGGATTATAACCAGACTTATGTGCTTTTTCTTTGATGCAATAGTCTAGTGCTGAGTTACGTAGTGATCTAGCAAATAGTTTATCTCTATCTTTTTGATCAGGTAAAGCTAACCATTCTTCTATCTTGTTAGGATGTTCAGCAAACCATAGCCATAACTCTTGTTCAATGTCTTCACGTTCAACCATTTGGTACTTACGCTTAAACTCTGAACCAATCTGCTTGACCATAGCATGATACATCTCATACACAACACCATCAGAACTCATATGTCTTACCCTCGACTACAAAAGATCGTCCATTGATAGGAACTACAACAGGAGTTACATTACCTCTACGTATGTAGAGCATAGTAAATGCTTGTTGCCAGTTAGCACTACCTGTATTTAGATAAGACGCTTGGCTAAGATCCATAAGGTGTCCGACTTCAACTCCGTAGAGACGACTTTGAATTTTGCCGTTGTAACCTTGGTGCTCATGTTGAATTCCCGCTCTATGTGTATGCCCACAGACAACCGAAGACCCAATTTTGCGAGCCAAAGCCAGAGCTGTCCCACCAGCTTGCCTTGAGATGTTGCCTTCATCTCCATGTGCCAGTACCCATCCTGGCGCAAACTCCCATAGTTTATCGTGATAGGTAATTTCGTTCTCGCTGTAATGTAAAAGCTTGGAGTATTCCAATTCCCGCAAACTTGCAAGGGCAGGTGCGTACCTTTTAACATAATGTTCGACTCTGTCACCGTGATTACTCCTCATAGTATGGAAAGGCTTATCGCCTAGTTTGTTTTTAAACTCTTTCATAATGGCAGCAGTACGATCTAGACCTGCTTGTAATGTACCTTCGTACTCACCAACTAATCCTTTGTTCCATCGTGATGGTTCAGGACTATCTGCTTCATCGCCAACACAGTATAGTTCATCTGGTTGGTAGTCACCTACAAAGTTTTGTACTGCACGTACAGCACGTGGATCATGGTACGGAACTTGCATATCTGGAATCACTATAACTGTTTTCATATTTACCTACTTAGTAGAGTCCCACTTGCCCTCTATTACCAATAAGGCAATGAGTGCATAGTTAAGGATATCAATAAACGTATCTTGTACACTTTCGTTTCGTGGTTCTTTGTTGCTTGATAATAGATTGTTTAATCTTGCTACCTTGTCATGTAGCCTAACACTTAGTCCGTTTAATGGTCCACCTGGAGCATCAGAAATATTACTTGGTCCATAATCATCATGCTTTTTAACTAACAAATCAATAGCTTTACGAGCTATGACTGCAGCTTCAAACTCTAATGGTGGTGCTATTTTAGCGTTGGTCTCTTTAGTGTTAGTGTAAGCCCGTTCGCATACTTTACATCCACAACTTGTAACCCCATGTTTATTAGGCTCTGGAAGATGTGGTTTATTTCCTGCTCGCTGAACTCTTGCACGGTTGTACTCCTTTAACTTTCTTTCGTATTCTTCTAATTCTTTTAAGTCTTCTTTAGTTGTCATGCTGCAATCTTTTCTGTAAAGTAACTAGATCCATTGCGTAAGAACATTGAGTTAACATCCTCACCTTCAGGCATCTGCATAATGATAACACTATTAAACTCTTTACTTAGTGACTTTGCAAAATCAGAGCCAGGCTGATCCCCATCAGCAAAAACATAGATAGTTTCAAAGTCTGCGAGTAACCTTCCGTAGTGGGGCTTCCAAGCATTAGCTCCAGGTACACCCACAGCAGGAATACCGCAAGAATAACTAAGAGTGATAGCATCTATTTCTCCTTCGCATACAGCAATAAAGTTACCTGCCATGTGCAGGGCATTAACGTTGTATAGTCTTGTAGAAGTTCCTGGCATACCCATGTACTTAGGTTCTTCTGGTCCCATTGATCTGAATCTTATATCTACTACACCTGTTGGTGTCAAGTATGGAATAGCTAATCTATTTATAAATTGTTCTTGTCCTGCTAGTGGATCAACGACGACTCCTAATCGAATTGCTTGAGCTACTGCTAGACTTATTCCTCTTCGTGTTAGATACTCTTCTGCCAATGGCAGATGTTGTTCGTAATGACTGGTAGCTTTCTCCAGTAATACTTTCTGCGATCTTGATAGCTTCACCGTACTTAACTCCTTCGTGTATTTTAATTACGTTAAATGCATTTCCTTTTACTCCACAACCATGACATACAAATATGTTATCTGCAACTGATATACCTGCTGATGCATGGCTATCACTATGAAATGGGCATTTAATTTTTTGCCAACTTCTGTAGTCTTTACGCACTCTGCCACCATAGTGCTCTATGATTGCAGCAATAGGTGGCACTTCCATTTACTTACCTTCTCGTAGTAAGTTTTGTAATTCCATTTCTTGAACCATAGCTTTAAGTTCTGGTGGAAGATTTAACATAATCATTGGTGCTTTATCTGCATCATACATATCCCAACTAGTTTCAATAGTTAAGAATGGAATCTTAATTCCAAACCATGCTGATTGATAGCGTTCAAATCCCCAGAATAAACCAAGAGAAATTTCTCTTAGATCTAGTTCTGTATGTATCTGTAGTTTTCCAATTGAAACTACTAACCTATTGCTATACTTTTTTATTTCCATTTTAGTATCCTGCTTCCTCAATTAGTTTGTACCATACCTGAACTGGCATAGTTGCGTACCATAACCCAACATCTTGGGTTCCTTTTTTCTTATGAATCACTACACCTGTATCGGCTTTATCATTAATCATTTCAACTTCTAGTTCTTTTAACCATGCAGACAATTCCATTTTTGCACAGTTTTTTATTTCGAGTACAACTCCAGGCACACCTGCAATATCACCTCGATCATTGACACCGTTAAGTGATCTTCGCTCAACATGTTTACGTCCCTTACTTAGTAGCCAATTAACTACAGCTGTCTCAGCTGCCGTACCTTTTTGTTTACTTTTGCTCATGGCATTCACAATCACATTTCAATGTATAGTCGTTTACGTTATTAACAAATTCTTTTGGGCATTTATCATGTTGTTGTTCTACTTCGTGTCCAGTACACCAACCAAATTTACTCATCATCGTCATCATATTCTGGTGTGTTATTAGTATCCCAGTTAATACGTTCCATTATCTCGCCTCCTCCATGTCTGCTATAAACATATACTCTGGATTAAACTGTAACCATACTGGTGATTTACCAGATTGGTCTGCCTTACCATATCTATTCTTAACTGCAGCTACACCTAGTAATCCATTGCTTTGTCCAACGGTAAGGATAAGTGCAGGTAACTGTGCTACCTTGCCTTGCAAGGATGATCTTGGTTGACATGGTTCTCCGACATAGCCTTCTTGAGTATGATGTAATACTAAGATAGCGGCGTTAGTATCTCTTGCTAAGTACTTAAGTTCTTTAAGTGCACTACGCATGTTACTGAATTCTTCTCCGCCATCCATGCTGATATCCATCAAGTTATCAATAACAATTAAGGCAGGTGCTTCTCCAAGTAATTCTTCAATCGCGGTAACTTCGTCGTCGATATCACTAAGACTAGGGGCAGAATCAAAGCTCCAATAAATATGGCTGGCAAGAGCAAGATTATTCCTA